ATGCCATATACGAAGAAGAAGAAGAGGAAGAGGAAATATAATATGGAATTTGAACTCATGAAACGCTGCTCAACCTGTGGTGAGCTTAAGTTCCTTGACCAGTTTCCCAAGGACCGCTCCAAGCGGGACGGCCTCTTCCACTCCTGCCGTGTATGTTCTTATCGCAAATACAAGTCTCGGGAAGAGCGGCTGTTGAATCATATCCCCGAAGTGCTTGTCATCAATGGTGAGACGTACATCAAGGAATCATCTATCAAATTCTAAGGAGGCTTTGCCATGCCCAATAATATCCACAAGCGGATAGAACTCTGGAACAAGGAGCGTGGGTTCACCACGTTCAACGCAGATGTGGAGGTGCTCATGCTCAGTGAGGAAATCGCCGAGTGTACTGAGGCCGCCACCCTGGCTCACAAGCTCCAGGAGTATGCGGACGTGCTCTTCGTTCTCAGAGGTACCTTCTTCAAGTTCCGCATGTCCCACTTCCAATCCTTCAGAGCCATGGAGCACACACATGAAACCGTGGAGACGATAGCAGCGTGGGTACAGGGTGCTCTTGATGACCTTGAGAGTACCATACGACCGATGCTTCCCCCGGCTGTGCCTTTCAGTGAGGTTGTTGATGCCACCCTCGAACTTGTAACAATCGCCAACGAAGCCAAACCAGCAAAGACTAAGAATGGGAAAGGCATCAAGGGAGACAACTATGTGAGTCCTCTTGGTCCCATCAAGGAAATGCTGAAAGACATTTATGGGGTTGAAGATGTATCTTAAAGAATACACACTAAACACTCCGCATGTACATATCGGAGGTGTTGCACCTGTACAGGTACGTGAGTGGTACGACAACAGTGCTGTGTTCCTTCTCTATGATGGGGGTGGGGCGTTGGGGCGATTCATGCTGCCCAACTCAGACAGGGCATGGCTCTGCATGGATGCGTTCAGTGAGTTACCTGAGAAGTCCCCTACAGAGGACATGGTAAATCACCCTCCACACTACCAGCAGCTCGCTGTTGAGGTGAAGGACATTATCAAGATGGTACTGGAGAAGGCCAACCTCTCTCCATATGAATCCTACTGCTTGGGCAATGAACTTAAGTATCGCCTTCGTGCAGGGGACAAAGGGGACGCCATGGAAGACCTCGGGAAGGCCCAGTTCTACAGGAGGGAACGTAATGCAGATAAAGATTAAGAAACTCACCGGTGAAGACCTCATGCGCCGTGCGTGTGAGATGACCATGAAGGGACAGCGGTCCACCATAAGCCTGGATAAGATCTACAAGTGTGAGCACAGCCCTATCCGTACCCAGATCTTCTGGATCGAGATGAAGCACATTCCCACGTTCGTGTCTGTTCACCTTGTCCGGCACAAGATCGGAGTGGAGCACTTCGTAGAGAGCAACCGCCCGGACCGCCATGGTGCCGCCAAAGCTGACCGGATGACACCCGTGAATCATGCCATGCTCATTAACGCCCAAGCATTAATCAACATGGCGAAAGCACGGCTCTGCTTCCAGGCATCTCCTGAAACCAGGGAAGTCATGCTGGCAATCAAGCATAAGATGTTCGCTGTTGATCCAGCCCTTGGATATCGTATGGTACCTACATGTTTGTATCGTGGTGGTATCTGTCCTGAACTCAAACCCTGCGGGATAATGCAGCTCAAAGGAGAGGATCAAAAAAATGTTGAAGATAAATAAGATACTGAAAGGATTTACCAAGGTTCGTAACCAGCTCAACATGTTTATCAAGCAGTGTGAAGAAGAGCGTGTGGCTCTTGGTAAAGAACAGACTGCGCTCCAGACTCGTTTGGTTCGAGTTACCAGAGAACGCGACGAGGCTAAGGAAGTTGTGCGTGTCATTGGGACCATGTGTGGAGGACCGGGCGATGGGACTGTTTAGCTTTCTCGGAGGTCTTGTCAGTCCTATCACAGAAGCCGTGAAGGGCTGGCAGGACCGTAAGCGTGTGAAGCTGGAAGGTGAGCTGGCAATACAGAAGGCCAAGACCATGGCCACAGTCAACCGCCTACAGACTTCCGTCGAAGGTGACATTGCCTGGGAGAATACACAGATCAATCAGGGTGGGTGGAAGGATGAGTATTGGACAATCATCCTGTCTGTACCCTGCATCCTCTGCTTCATCCCCGGCATGTATGAGTACGTCATTCGAGGCTTCAATGCTCTTGATAAGACACCCGAATGGTACAGATGGATGGTAGGTGTAAGTGTTAGTGCGTCCTTTGGTTACCGCAAGCTGGCTGACTTTATGAGTCTGAAGAAGGGAGCAAAGTAATGTCGAATCTTATAGTACTCAGTCAGGTGCTGCTCCTCGGTTTGAAGCTGGCTGGTGTCATCACATGCTCGTGGTGGCTTGTGTTTATTCCTGTATACATTGCACTCGCTCTCTTTCTACTGATGGGGTGGGTGGTGTGCACGGTCACGCGTTATCGTAAACTGTAGAGGAGGAGCAGGAATGATACATCTCAAAGAAATACGACGAAAGATATCCAGACAGCTAATTGCAATCTTCTTCATCATCACCTTTCCGGTGCTGGTGCTACTAGACGGTTTCCGGTTTGTTGGTTTTAGATCTCTTCGTTGGTACAGGAGATTGTTTAAGGACATATGCCGAGCCGTTGTCTGGAAAGATCCTAAATAATTGTAGGAGATATCATATGAAACCCATGCTGTGCAAAGACAACCTCGAACGGTTCCTTGAGAAACATAAGGACCGGAAGATTATGCACAGTCCGAAACTGGATGGAGTCAGGTGCCTTACATGCGTTGAGGCATCTGGTTCCGTCCGTTACTGGTCTCGGTCTGGTAAAGAGTTCAACAACTTCAACGTATTTGATGAGTCAATGAGAGCGATGGCCAAGCAGCTCAACCGCTCAACAGTGTGGTTCGACGGTGAAGTGACAGCTGACAACTTCAGCCACGTCATGACCCAACTCCGAAGACATAAGGAGATCGATCCGAGCATCTTTGAGATGCACCTGTTTGACATCGACATCGCGAATGCTGCGCCGTTTATTGAACGCTATAGGATGCTGGAACAGGTACTCTACTATCCACCAAACAACGTGGTTCTGGTGAACCATGGCATCCTCAAGCACAACGATCACCACCACTGTGAAGGAGTGATGAAGTTCTACATACATGAGGGCTACGAGGGTACAGTCCTTAAGGTGTTCGACAGTCCATACACTGGCAAGAAGTCAGACTTCTGGTGCAAGATGAAACCCTGGCACACAGTGGATATGCTGGTGCAAGAGGTCATTCCCGGTAAAGGAAAGCATGAAGGACGTATGGGTGCCCTACTCTGTGAAGGCGAAGGGTACACGGCCAAGGTGGGCACAGGGTTCACTGATGCTGAACGAGAATCATTCCTAGTAACACCTCCGACAATGATTGAGGTCAAGTACCAGGAAGTAACCAAAGACAAGTCCCTGCGATTCCCGAGCTTCGTCAGGGTACGGGAGGATAAATAAGATGGACATACGTATCAACGAAGACTGGCGGCTCCATTCAGGAACCTATAGCTTCACGTTAAAAGCCAGGAAGGTAGCGGCCAAGGACTCCAAGAGTTTCAAGGCTGGTGACGAGTACTGGGTGGACATGGCTTTCTATTCAACGCTTGAGCAGGCTCTCAGAGGGTTTGTGGACTACTCTATCCGAACATCGAGTGTTACATCCTTTGAGGAGCTGCACGAGTATATGGACGCTCTCAAGGCGCAGATAGAGGGTGTAAGGGAGGCTCTTGAGATATGAGCACCGTACTGATCGACTGTGACATCCTCCTGTACAAGCATGCCTTTGCCAACTTCCAGCGTACCGTGTGGGATGAAGACACCATCACTGAAGAGGCTGACCTGGATCAGGCAATCAAGGACATCAACGCCTTCACCAAGCAGGTAACCAGGACATGCGGATGTGATAAGCACATCATGTGTCTCACCGGTGATCGCAACTTCCGGTACAAGGTACTCCCTACCTACAAACACAACCGTGCTGATCTCCCTGACAAGCCTCAGATCTGGTATGATCTCCGTAAGCACATCACGGACAACCACCCTGTGTGGCTCATTGAGGGCCTCGAGGCTGATGATGTCATGGGTATATATGGGAGTGTCGACCATGCCGAGTTCACTGTGGCTAGTGCCGACAAGGATCTCCGTACCATCCCCTGCTGGCTGTACAACTGGATGAAGGACAAGGCCCCTCGTCTCATTGAGAAGCGTGAGGCTGACATGTGGTTCTACACACAATGCCTCACCGGTGATAGCACTGACGGCTACAAAGGGTGCCCAGGTATTGGCCCTAAACGTGCCGCCAAGCTCCTCGATGAGATACAGACGGACGACGATGACCAGTTCGAGGCTCTTGCCTGGGAAGCTATTGTAGCTGCCTACGAGGCCAAGGGGCTCACGGAAGAAGACGCCATCCAACAAGCGCGTGTCGCCCGGATCCTTCGGAACACGGAATGGGACGACACCAAACACACCTATAAACTGTGGACACCTCCCGCTGAGGATAATCATGAGCAAAAAACGGAAGAAGGATAAATTCGTACAGCATCTCGTCCTGCACCCGTTGAATGATAGACAGGCACAACTCATCAACGCCATCAAGGATAACCAGATGACCATCATTTGTGGGTATGCAGGGACTGGCAAGACCTACGTAGCCACTATGATGGCTGCTATTGCACTACTCAATGGGAGTGTGGACAAGATATACCTCACACGTCCCAACGTCGATTCAGGCAGATCCCTCGGGTTCAAGCCTGGGACCATGCTCGAGAAGATGGAACAGTGGTTTGCTGAGGTGTACAGCATCCTTGGTGATGCCATCGGAAGAAGCCACCTCGAGTACTGCCTCCGCAAGGAGGTGATCGAGGTCGTGCCTTTCGAGTCCATGCGTGGACGCTCGTTCCGGGATGGGATCGTGCTGTTGGATGAAGCACAGAACACCACCCCTAAAGAGATGAAGATGTTTGTCACCCGGATCGGTGATGCCAAGGTCATCCTCAACGGGGACATCAGGCAGTCTGATCTGTCCTCCAAGTCCGGCCTCAAGACCGCCATCGATATGGTGCGCCACTATGAGATGGACATCCCTATCATCGAGTTTGAGGTAGATGATATCGTGCGTAGTGAGATGTGCAAGAACTGGATAATCAACTGGATGGATTGGGAATCACGTGCCTAATCATATCCACAAGCGTAAGGAATAAACATGAATATCACAATTACATTCGACCCTGAGTTCGATGACCTCATGGCGCGGCTCAGGAGTTACTATCCACAGGAACTGTTTGATCTGGACGGCATAGGGCGGCAGCTGGACCCCCGTGAGTTCAGACGGAGGTTCTTCCACCAGGACACCTCCACCACTGCTGATGTCAGCGTGGACGCCAACGCCAACGTGGACAGTAATGACATCGTGAGCTTCGGCTTCGAGGTACACAAGCCCTTCTTCCGGTTGGATAACTACTATCAACTTTGGAAGGAACTCAAGGAAACACTCTCCCTGGAGGAGGCTAACAGGATCATCGAGCATCAGATCCGTGGTGACTTCTACATCAATGACTTCAGCGGAGACATAGCAAAGCCCTACTGCTTCAACTACAGCACCTATGATGTGATGCTCGAAGGGCTGCCTATGGTTGAGAAGATCAAGAGCACACCTCCCAAGCATATTCTGGCATTCTTCAAGCAGCTCGAACAGTTCATCGGGATTGCCTCGAACAACACGCATGGTGCCACAGGTGTGGCTGATCTACTCATCGTCCTGAGCTACTATGTCGAGAAGGCATTGAACACACTCGAGGACAGCCACTGTCGCTTCAGAGCGCAGTGTGATGTCTGGCAGTATGTGCGGGAGCAGCTGACCTCGTTCATCTACACAGTCAACCAGCCCTTGTTCAGGGCCAACCAGAGCCCATTCACCAATGTCAGTCTGTACGATAGGTACTTCCTCAGGAGTCTGTGTGATGACTACACATTCCCTGATGGATCCAAACCCAACATCAAGATCGTCCAGAAGCTCCAGGAGCTGCTGCTCACCATCAAGAACGAGGAGATGGAGCGTACTCCTGTCACCTTCCCGGTGATTAGCTGCTGCTTCACCAAAACAACCAAAGGACGCATCAAGGACCGCAAGTTCCTCAATCAGGTGGCTGAAGCACAGCTGCCCTTTGGTGCCTTTGAGTTCTACACAGGGGACACCACAACACTCAGCTCCTGCTGCCGTCTTCGCTCAGATCTCAACAATGAGTTCTTCAACAGCTTTGGTGCTGGAAGTACCAAGATTGGAAGTCTCGGTGTGGTTACCCTCAACATGCCTAGACTGGCCAAGCTGGCTGTATTGGAAAGGGAGGGAGGATCCCCTGAGCTGCTCTTCATGTGCATGCTGAATGAGCGGGTGGTTGACTGTGCAGTGATCAACAATGCCAAACGATCCATCATCAAACGGCACATCAATCGCCACCAGCTTCCCCTGTACGACCACGGGCTGATGGACATCAAGAAACAGTATAGCACCGTGGGCGTGAATGGGCTGAATGAAGCCCTCGAAATCCTGGGGTACGACGTGCTTACCGAGGAAGGCAAGAAGTTCATGCTCCGGATCATCAAGCAGATCAACGCCACGAATGACCGGATGCAAGACACGTTCAACGCTCCCCACAACTGTGAGCAGACCCCCTCTGAGAACAGCTCCATCAAGCTTGCCAAGAAAGATGTGCTGCTTGGATACCAGCAACCAGGAGTATATGCATTGTACTCCAATCAGTTCATCCCACTAATCAGGAATGCTGACATGCTGGACCGGGTGGAACTCCAGGGCACCTTTGACAAGCACTTCTCCGGTGGGGCCATCATGCACCTCAACCTGGGTCAGCGTGTCACCAAGGACACCATGATCCGTATGGCTGATGAGGCAGCCAAGAAGGGTGTCATCTACTGGTCACCCTGCTTTGTGCTTAATCGTTGCGAGGACGGCCATATGACGGTCGGAGGCAGTGGGACATGTCAAATATGCGGAAAGCCTATCACAGACCAGTATATGCGTGTTGTGGGCTTCCTGACCAACGTCAAGAACTGGCATGAGGTCAGACGGGAAGAAGACTTTCCCAACCGGCAATTCTACTAACCAACAGAGGGGGAGGGCTTAACGGCTCTCCCTCTTCATTTGGAGGACACACACATATGAACATCATAGGCACCGAGATCGGCCTACAACACAACGCCCTGGAGATATATGTGGCGGGGTGCAAAGCTCCTCACTGCCCAGGGTGCCACAACCCGGAATCATGGGAGTTCAACCAGGGCACACCGTACAGGGTGCTCCTCCCTCGTCTCGTTCAGAAGGCGCAGTGCGCACTGATTGACAACATCTGGATACTTGGAGGTGAACCCCTTGACCAAGATCTGCTGGATCTCCGGCATCTCATTGATCGGCTGGACTCATCACAAAAACCAATATGGCTCTTCACCAGATACCAGCTCGAAGATGTTCCAGACAGTATCCGGTTCTGGCTCAGTTACGTCAAGACTGGTCAGTATGATAGCGATGCTGGTCCTGGTGATGTGGAGCACGGCGTCACACTCGCCACCGCCAATCAACACATCTTCAAACTCAAATAAGGAGACACACACCATGAGCATCAACACAACACAGCTCAAACGACTGATCTGGAATACGCTGGATGATCTCGAGGCATGCACAGGCATCCCCTCGGATGATCGTGCGGTCAACCTCTTGCTGCTGACTGCTGCCCAGGAAAGCCACATGGGCACCTACATCGAACAGGTTGGCGGTCCAGCTCTAGGCATCTTCCAGATGGAACCCAACACCCATGATGATATCTACGCTAACTTTGTTAAGTATAAAGACACTTTAGGTGATTACTTAGAGTACACCTTTAAGGATTGTACATCAGACCGGCTCAGGTACGATCTCCGCTACCAAATTGTGATGGCGAGGCTACACTACTACCGGGTGCCTGAAGCTCTCCCGGATGCTGATGATGACTGGGGTCTCGCTCATTACTGGAAGGACCACTACAACACCCACCTGGGCGCAGGCACACCTAAAGTGGCCCACTTCAACTACATGAAGTACCGTGATTAGGGCCTTTGTAAGTACCTGATATTCCATCCCATCGACGGAGTGCCCCATAAGGGAGAGAGGCATACAGTCTCAGACACCTTAGACACCTCAGAATGAGGCATCTTAGGATTACCTTTAGGTCTACCTTAGGTCTACCCTAGCTGTGCTGCTTATGGTCTAACCCATAAGGACCAGCATCTCAGGTCAACCTTAGAAACTCAGGTCCGTACCTCAGAATGAGGGATACCTTAGGAGGGGGGGGGTATATATTAACTGTATGGATCCTCCTCCACAACAACACTGAAATGGGAGAGGCGGGGAACGTATGCCCTGATCTCTCCCTCATAATAATAATGCAGGAGTACCAAGTCATGTCGTACGCACATGTCTACGAAGAGTTGAAAGAACTATTCCCCAATAAACATGTCTCCTTGTCCGAGATGCACCGTGAGCCAAACGCTCCCTACATCCGCATCGGTGAGCAGCGTGTCCTGGCTTATATCCAGGAACGGGCCAACGAGGAGCGCAACCAACTTTTGGAGGTCATCTATGATTGAACTTATGTACCTGATGTG